TGGTGTGAATTTCTTCTTCGTGCCCATACAGCACCTCCGTTCGGTAGTTCTATCATAACACAGGTGCGGCGCTTCTGCCTCTATGGGTCAAATGCGTGTCCGCCGAACGGGGCCATGGGTCAAAATCTCGTGTCCATTTTCTTGGGTACAGTTTAAAACGGTTAAAGGGTCAGATAAAGGGTCAAACAGAAAAAAAGAAGTCCGAAACCTTACGGTTTCAGACTTCTCAGTGGCAGCGGGAGAAGGATTCGAATTCGATGGTAGGTGTAAAATGCTGTAAATGCGCGTAAAGAAATTCCTGTGTTTTCTAGGCTTTCCGGATTTTGGCGTAAAATGTTGTAAAGCCTTGTAAAAGCTGTTTGGGGTAAACTTAGGGGTCAAAAATAGGCTTCTTTGTCCCTTACAAATGACCCTGCTTTTGTCTTTCCATCCGCTATTCTTCTTTGAAATTCGGATGTCTATATAAGACTACTGTTTCTCCGTTCTCAATCTTTTCTTTTTTCAAAACTGTGAGCATTGATTGGTTTTCCATATAGTCAGTATTTTCTTTTGCAAACGCAGACTTGCAATAATGCTGCTGTTCGTCTTTTTCATCTATGAATACAAAATATGTTTCTCCTGACCGCTCGTTTTTTATGATAAAGTCTGCATCGATTTGGCTATTCCCTCGTACTTTTTGAGGATTGAACTGTGCAATTAAAAAATCACCTTCCAGTGTCTCTTTCAGGCCAATAATTGCATCTAATCGGCCTTTGATCCTTTCCCAATTCCGCCCGTTTTCAATTCTCCTGCCGTCCATTCTTCCATTCAGTAGTGCTGGAATCAGCTTTTCGCCATAGTATTCTGATATACGGATCCCAAAATCAACGTCCCGGGCATACTGCATTCCCGACAAGTGGGGAAAGTCCTCAAAAGCAAACTTTAGCCGAATATGGAACGCCTTGCCACGTCTGCCGGTTACAATGTGATATTCAGTTTTGCTCAATCGTTCCCATTCCTGAGCAGCCTTTACAAGTAGACACATTTCGACATTTCCCCTAAAAAAAGCGGAACTCTGAATCCAGAGCTCCGCAACAGCGTTTTCTTTCGGGTTTACCCCTACATCAGCCTGTGGAAACCGCTTAACCCTAATACAAGACTCCACAAGTGTACGGATGCTGACCCCATCACTTGCTTCAACGTCACGGCAGACAATCATGTTGTTGCCTACTTAGAGTATATGCACTTCTGCCTATTTTGTCAATGAGAATTCACGAAATTTCTTTATCTCAGACAGCCTCATCGCAATATATGCAACAAGAGCGGAGGAATCGCCCTCCGCTCTTCGCTTTTATTTAGATCGACGCCACCGCTCAAAACGCCGATCTTCTATTTTGCAATGGCATAGCTTTCAGTATTCTTTAGCGGCAAAAATCAGAACGTAACTCCGCGTTCTGCACAGAGGTCTTTCAAAAGTGCTACCGCTTTGTCAAGCCCCATAGCATGATCATGGATATCGTTGTTTGACGGATAGACCAGGCAATTAGAGCGATAGTCTAAAACCTGGTATCCAACGATTCGTTCACCATCCAAAGTGTGAACATAGCCCCAACCATCGTGATTATACCGCTGATAACCTTTCTGGAATGAATAACCGGCCTCGTTAGCCTTTTTTCTCAATGTGGAAAGTGAATACTGCATAAGCAAACCTCCTGAAATTTATGGTTTGAGCAGTGTGCTTATGTTGTGGTCTGTTGTTTTATAGTGTTTATACGCTATGCCATCTTGCAAACGTCCTATAAATGCCCCTCAGAGGCTGCAGGAGCGCTTTCGTCACGCTCTATGGCTTCGTCTATGGCTCGGTTGATAAAGCCGTTCACGCTCTCGCTGTGGGCTTCTGCGTGGGCTTTGATAATATCTTTCTTACCCTTTGGAAAACGAACAAGCACCTTATCATAGGCCTTATCTTCGTAACGCTTAATGCTTTCGTAGCTATTTTTTCCGCCCAATAGCAACACCTCCTTGTTAGTTTATTATACATTTTATTGCGTTAGATATCTATATGCAAATAGCACAAGTATATACCGATATCTTTATGCTAAATGCCATCTTGCATATAGCTATCTATATGCTATAATACAACCATGCAAGACAGTGAACCTGATCCGAGCATAAGAAAAAGCCCTCTGCATCACCGCCGACCAAAGCCGAATGCAGAGAGCCACCAACCACCACAGGAGGATTGACAAGGAGGCCACAAAATGGATGCACAAACCCAGCTAGTAGCAGAACTTTATAAAACGCTCAATGATGCGCAAAAACAGGAAGTCTGTAACATGATTGATACTTTACTAAGTCAGCAATTAAAGGATCAACAATCGCTTGATTCTCATTCCGCTGCTACGGAAAATCAAGATAGCATCGCATGAGAAAGGCTCCATGTCCCAGCCGACCAAAGCAAGACACGGAGCCACCACCAACCACCACAGGGAGACCGGTATCGATATTATACCGACCTCCCGCCGAGAAAACAAGGAGGAAATATGAGTTATTTATCTGAGCTTACCGCACATGAGCGCCTAACTGTCGACAATGCAACGCTCGACATGTTTACCGCTTTCGAAAACGGATCAGACTTGATCTATGATATTTGGGAGCAGTATTTTTCTGATAGGGAGCGAAAAAATATCGAATCGAGAGACTTAGAATTCATTGGTCGCATCCTGTATTCTGTCTACGATAGAATGGCAAACGCCATCCGCGACTATCACTTGATGCTCGGGCACTATGACGCACCGGGCGTGCAGTGCTTTTTAGACACAGCGAAACGCGCTCAACTGACGATAGATGCTGTAAAAGCGAGCGAACACGCGCGGAATGAAATGCGAACAGCGGCTTATGATCTCGACGATGCAGATGCAATTAAACTTCTGACAGGTAAGGGGGCAAGCGCATGAAGCTTCTCTACTGCGCCCGCTGCACCACGCCGCTGATGAGTGCGGCCACGGTGCATATTTGCCCGTGCTGCGGGGCTGCATACCGTCAGCGCGGCACGCGCTTTTCCTTTGTCGCTGATCTGTCTGGCGTATCCGTCAAAGAGCTGATGCAAAGCATGGAGGTCACGCTATGAACGCTAATGATAGATTCTACCCGGTCGTGCAAACGCCGGTCGGAAAGGTGCTGCTCATAGGCGCTACCATGACCGTCGAGCGCGAACGTGAGCTTTTCGGAAAGAAGGTGCTCCCGAATGAGCACAGATGAATGCATTCGAGCGCATGATCTGATCAACACGCCGCTTTCCCATGTATGCGCGCCAAAGTGTACAGTAGCCCGTAGAGTCCGCCGAAGAGTAGCAAAGAATACAGTGTGTGAGTACAGCGAAAGCTGTTTCACCTGTCCTTTATCGGACTGCAAACAGACTGTTGTCAAATGCTTAACGGTCAACCGTTTGCCGATAGATCCTCTCATGTAACGCAGAAAGCCCACAGGAACACTCCTGTGGGCTTTTGCTTTTCCGGTGCTTATTGTAATTCTCGCAGTGTTACCGTGCGTCTTGCAAGCCGGCAGGGGGCTGCAACACCTTCTTGTTTTGAAGCCGCCCTTTACTCCGCCGTCTGCAGCTCCACAATCTGATGGATCACTCGTTCCAGACGGTCGAGCACGATATCATAGCCGAAGATAAGCATTTGCAGTCTCCTTTCCTGTTAGTACAGCAGCACGGGCTTACCCGCCGCGCGTGTCATGTTGTTGATGTTGGGGACGACCACGCGGGCAAGCGTCTTACCATCCACAACGAGGTTCACATTGATGGGCTCGCGGCTACCCTGTGCCATCGCCTCCATAACGGCCTGCTTGATGGTCGAAAGCGGCGCTTCGACGTTCGTTCCGCTCTTCTGGTCGCCCAGCACGGCAAGAAACTTTCGGTTCGGCGGGATGACCGCACCGCTCGCAAGCGCTGGGATCTCGTTATACACAGGCGCATTGCCGTCTAAGTTCTGCGCCGCCACCCGACGGCTGCGCGTTGGGGTCTTTGTTGATACGCGCGTGCCGGTAAAGCCGGACGTTGCCTTTCTGACTTTGGAATCGTCCACACTGTCGACGAAGAATTTCAGCGCAAGGCCGATCGCCGCCGAGATAATGAACGCCGTACCGGCGCTGACGATACCAAGCGCTGCAAGGCCAACGCCAAGAACACCGGCCAGCAGTCCAAGAAGTACGCTGCGCCCGATGCTGACAAGCCGCTGCGTGCCCTTCTTCGGGTCTTTGCGGACGCTGTAAATGCTCAGTCCGAGAATCAGGCCTAATCCCATGCCGACGACTGTACCGACGCCCGGCGTCACGATAGAGCCGATAACAGCGCCAAGCAGCGCGCACAGCACGACGATCAGCTCGGAAAGAAGCTGCGATTTGCCGCCGTGTTCCTCGTCCCCCTCTGCAAAGCCGGTGAGATAGAGGCCGAGGATCGCGCCCAGGCTGAAACCAGCCACGCCGCCGGTGATGCCAAGAAACACGCTGCCAAGCAGCGCACCGAGCAAAGCCGTGATGACCACGATCCACGCATCCTCTGCGTCCATCTCGGTTTTCCATGTTTCGGGGTCAAGGCCCACAAGGTACAGCCCCAGCAGCACACCGAGGGATAAACCGATGACGCCGCCCGTGATGCCGCCGAACGCCGCGCCGAGCGTTGCACCGAGCAGCGCCGTTAAAACGGTCAGCCATGTTGCCTTGCTCTTGGGGATAACTTTCTTGTCAAAGCTCCATTTGAGGTCATCCACGACGATCTCAAGCCCCGCGCGGATGGTCTTAAAGATATCGTTGATCTTCTGGAACACCTTGTCGAGCTTTTCCATCATGGGGCCTTCGTCAAAATCAAAGTCCGGCGCAATGGCGGATGCTCCGCCGCCACCGTCGCCAACGGACGTTGTCGTGCTGAGTTTGTTGATCTCATCGAACGCCGCGAGCGCGTCTGTCGCTTCCTTTGCCGCCTTGCCGGTCGCGTCAATGGCGGCGGCCTCTTTGTAGAGGTTTTTGCCCGATGCCTCCATGCTCTTCTTTGACTTACCGCTCAGAATCGAAATGATCGTCACGATCTCCGACACAATGGCCGCAAGCAGATTCATTAGCCACGTCAGCGCCGGAATGAGTACGTCCATCAAAGGCGCGGCCAGCGTCAGCAGCGCACCTTTGAGGCGGGCAAAAGCGTCGGATGCCTCTGCGCTGGTCTCAATAGCCGCCTTGATCTGCTTGCGCAGCGCCATGAGCGCCGCCGTGATGACTGAGAACACAAGCATAGAGCGCGCTAAACTCTTGACCTGATCTCTGAAACGCGCGGCATACTGGCCCGCTTTGGCAAGCGCGGAATTCTCCGCCTCGCGCTCCCTGCGTTCCTGCTCCGTATTAGCGATCAACTCACCGGCGGTTACTTTCGCCTTATCGAGCCTTGCCGTCATGCTGTCGATGTTGGCGGTCGTCTCTTCGTAAGCCGCCGAAAGCGTTTTGACCTCCTTCGTCTGCGTGTGCAAAAGCTCCTCCTGCTGTTTGAGCTCCGCCTCCGCAGCGGCGCGGCGGTCGAGCACTTGCGTCTGATACTCGTTCTGTGTAAAGCCCTGTTTTTGGATCCATTCGCGGTCGTTCAGCCGTTCGACTTCCTTTCGCAGCATCTTCACGCGTTCCTCAGTAGCTTTCGCTGCCTGAGATGCGGCGTCAAGCTGCTTTTCAAGGTTCATCTTATTGCCCGTTTCCTTTTCAAGCTTGCTGTTCAGTTCGGATATCTCGTCACGCAGCTTGCTCAGTTTCTTTTGTGCTTTGGTCGAATCCAAATCACAAGAGAAAATCACACTGCCGTCAGCATTTGCCATTTGATCACTCCTTCCCCAATTTCAACCAAGTCGAAATGGTGGTCTCTTCTTCCTGGCTGAGCTTATTTTTTATGTTCACGAGGTCGCTGTTGCGGCGGTACCATTCGCGTTCGTCCTTTTCGAGCGTCTTTCCTCGTGCTTTTTTGTCTCTGATGCGCACGACCTGAGCAAAGGTGCAGTCCCCGAGATTGTTATACGCACCGAGGAACGTCCACCAATGGACGCCCCCGGTGTTGGTCTCCGCATCATAAGGGATTCCGCGGATATCCCGTCCGAATATCCGGTTGATGGGCGGGAGGATCAACGGATAATCCTGCTCCCAATCGACCAACTTCGGCGATTTCTTCTTATCCTGCTCTTTGCCGCCGTTCTGGAACCATGTAAAACGGTCTACAGCTTCCTGCAAATGCTGCGGCGGGATATCCTCAGGCGAGACATAGAACATCTGCAAGATGCCCTCTGCGCGGTCAGTGCCGCTCAAATCAGGATCACTCAGCATTACGAAGATATCGAGAATTACGCGAAAATCTGTGCGTATCTCATAACTCACTCCGCCGATCTCGACGGAGACAGGCAAGCCCCAATTCATCGGCGATACTTTGCCGTGTACTTCTGAATGCGCGGATTCGTGGCTTTCTGCTCACGAGCAAAGGCGCTGTCTGTCTCATCCATCAGCGCAAGCAGGAAATTTACCCATACGTTCAGGCCGTCTGCCAGCGCATAAAGGTTCATGCTGCCAAAGATGCTGTCACACACCGGCTCTTCAAAAAGACCGTCAATGATCTCGCGCATCTCCTTGTCGCGGCGGTCGGCAATGTTGAAAATCTCAACGCGGTCGCCGCACTTCTGCACCTCATCTGCGTATTTCTCCTGTTTCTTGTCCAGCGTATCAAATGCGTTGTAAAGACGCTGGATAAACGTGCCGTCAGTCGGGTTGAATCGAATGATCACATCACCCTTAATGCCGTGCACGGTGTATTCCTGCACACCGTTCGCAAAACTAAGTTCCATATTTATCTCTCCTTAAATTTGTTTTCAGGAAGCTTTGTATCAGAATGTTGATCTCTGCCGCTTATCGAAAATCAGAAGTTCTCCACGGCCTCGCCCGCGAGATCGTCCCATTTTTCGCTCATGCTGACAATTACACCGGGCGATTTGCGCCGGTAGCCGTCCCCGTCGCCGCAACTGTCAGAAATTGCCGAAATGCTGTCCCATGCCCGCATGACTGCGCCCTCCCCGCTCTGGCAGTCAAGAGCGATAGCGTTAAGGGCTGCGGCCTCTCGGCGGCTGTCCGTAGTCTTTGCGGCTTCGGCTGCGTAGTGACCAACTAACTTTAACATGGTGTGGTTGCTGTCAAATCTCTCCATGAACGCGGAGTAATCAGCCGGGGAAAGAACGCCGGTTTTCATCAGCTCAAGGGCGTTATTGTCGATTGCGTCAGGGTTTGCAATATTGGCGGCGCGCACTGCCTGTTCCAGCTCGGCGCGGATCGTGCGGCGCGTGGCCTTGAAGTTGTCCCAAACGCGGGCGCTCACCTCGTTAAAAATGGCTTCTGCGTCATGCAGCTTTAGCGCTGCGCGGGTTGTTCTAACCTGCTTTTCCTCGGCGCTGTCTCCGGGCTTCCATGCGTTAGCGTCACGGTTGGCCTGCTGCGCCTCTTGGAGTGCGCGGAAAGCGGTGTTGTATTCGCTGCGGGCTTCTTTGAAAGCTGTATCGAGCTTTCGGGCATAAATGTTAAATTCGCTCATGGTGTAAATTATCCTTTCTTTTTCATGCGCTGCCGCGCTGTTTTTTTTAAAGGTCGATAATGATAACGCTTTCGCAGTCTGATAAATAATCTCGTGCTGCCTGTTCCGTCTGAAACACCTTTGCAGGGCTTTGCGGCGCTCTGCAAGCCGCCCACGCGCCATTTTCAAGCAATAGCATAATTGCTACGCCCGTTTGCTTCTGCGCTACAATCGCCTGTAAAGAGGCAAGGCGGGCTTTAATGCTGTTATTCAAGGGCTTTACCTCCGATCTCGTCACTCTCAAGCGTTGGCAATTCCAGCCTGCCGCGCCCAATGGCTTCGTCAAGCATCTGATAGAGGGAAAGGCTCAACGGGTCTACGCCCTCTACCGGGTGCGGGTAAAGGACAATGCACTTGCCATCATGGGTAAATGCGCCGTGCTGCATCAGGTAGTTAAACGGATCTTCTTTTGTGTGATATTCGCCGCCGCCCTCGACGACAAAAGTAGTTTCATCGGCTGACAGCGATTTGAGATATTCCCGCAGCGCCGCAAGGCGGATATCAAAATTTTTCTTCATCGCTGTTCCTGCTCCCTTCGCCATGCTTCAAGCTCGTCAAGCTGCTGCATGATGTCTGTGATCTCCGTGTACTTCACCGTCTGCCGTAAAATCTCTGCCGCGGCACTCACGCGGGTCTGTGCGGGCGCGTCTGCATCCTGCATGATCGTTGCCAGCGTATCCGCCGCGGCGTGCGCCCGCTCCTGCAGCACGTTACGCGCCGCTTCGGTTCGCTCGCGCCGTGCCTCGTTATACTTCTGCATAAACTCCGCGTCACGTTTTCGGCGATAGATCGTCTGCTCGTTGATCTCGAGCTTTGCCGCCGCGCTCCGCACTGTCGCGGAGATCAGCAGCGCTTCAATAATGGTCTCATCTCTGATTTTCTTTGACAAAGTTTGAAAAGCCCCCTTTCCGGCTTTGTTTTTTCTGACGTTGCATCGTTCTTTCAGCGGTAAAATTCCACTAACGGCTTTCGAATGCGCGGATGCCGCAAGACTCGCAGCGCTTCCCGCCTCAACTTTGGGTCTGGCTTTCGTCCGAACCAGAATTCACCGATGATCGCGTCGCGCTGTGCATCCGGCAGTTGTGCAAGTGCCGCTTGCACAGCCTGTCGAAAATCCCGTTGTTCGACGTCCTCAAAGGCCTCTTCTGCTGCTTCATCTGAGATTGTGTCAGCAAGCGTCAGGTCGCTGTCCTCGTCGCCTATCGGCTCGTCCATCGACCGACAAACAGTGTTGATGGGGTCACATCGCGTCCGCTGTGTTCGCTGCCCGCAGGATTCTGTGAACTCCGCCTTAAGCTTAATGCCGTACAGCGTGAGAAATTCACCCTTGTTCACATCCCATGTCGGCAGCGTGTCCATGAGGGCGATAAAGGCCACTTGCAGAAGGTCGTTTTCCTCGACACCTGCGCGGCCTTCCATTGCCCGCGTCCACCTCAAGGCCTGCTGCCACGCGAAGCGTTCAACCGCCGCCCAAAGTCTCAGAATGTCCGCCTTGCCTGCCTGTACCGCTGCTGCAATTTCGCTTGTTCGCTTATCCTGTGTGTCAAGTGCTTTCGCTTGCATATCTTCTCCTCCTATGGTAAAATCAAAATTGACAAATCGGATTCACCACAAGAGACGCTCTCCCCATTTGGGGAGGGCCTTTTTTATAATCGAAAATGACGGTTCATTGCCCGCTCAAACTTATCACGGTCATCAGCAGGCAAAAGCGGAATTACACGGTGCTGCATTTCGTCACGCTGGCGGTAGCGCTCACGCTTCCGGCGTGCCGGTTTGATTTTCGCTAAAATGCTGGCCGCGGCCTCAATATTCATGCTGTAACCCTCCCTGTGACCTTGTAGAAGGTCGCGTCAACGTGACCAGTCGCGCCGCGTCGGTTTTTATCGAGCCACAACTCCAACAAAGATGGCGATTCCATGCGCTCACCTGTCTCACACGGCGGATTGTGCAGCAGCGTCACCGTATCCGCGTCCTGCTCGATAGCGCCGCTCTCGCGTAAATTTGCCATCGTAGCCCGAAAGCTACCAGAACGGTCAGAGGCCGCTGCGCGGTTGAGCTGGCACAAACACAGCACAGGGATGTTCAGCCTCAGTGCAAGCAGCTTCAAGGCCCTGCTGTTCCTTGTGGTCGCCTCGTAAAGCGAAAGCCGAGCTTCCGGCGGTTCAAGCAGCCCGAGGTGGTCGAGGATCAGCAGGCCCGGCTTCTCGCGATAGGCCAGCGCCTCCACCTGCCGAACGTTCATACCCGTGCGCTTGTTGAATACAAGCGGCAACGCGGAGAGCGCTGTCGTCCCCTCGGCAAAGCGCGTGTACTCGTTGTCCGTAAGCCTGCCGCCGAACATGAGCCGCGCCGATGACAGGCCGCCGATGTTGCCGACAAGGCGAGCGGAACAGTCCTCTGCGCTCATTTCAAGTGACAAGTATAATACCTTGACTCCGTTTCTTGCTGCATTGAGCGCGATTTGCAAGGCGAGCGCTGATTTTCCGACCGCCGGTCTTGCACCGATGACGTGTAACCCGCCGTTAATGAAGCCACCGCCGAGCAGTTTATCGAATCTCAGAAGGCCCGAGGCCACACAAGGCACTCTGCCTCCGACCTGCTCAGAAACGCGGTATCCGAGCTGCATCAGCACCGCCGTAAGCGTTTGCGAATCGCCGCGTGTGTTTTCCTCGGCAAGCCGCTGCAAAGCCTCCTGTGCGCGTCCAAGCGCGTCTGTAGGGTCATGCTCGGCGGTCATCAGTTCTTCGCCGATCTTTCGCAAGGAACGTGCAAGCGCAGCTTCCTTGACCGCTGCTAAGTAAACATCGAGGTTCGCCGTGGTTGGCGTTGTGTCCATCAATCCAGCAATCAGCTTGTCCGTCACATCGGTGCAATTGCGTCCCGCTTCCACTCTGACGGTCAGCGCATCAAAGCTGCCGCTTTCCTCGTACTGATGACGCATCGCCCGGAAAATCTCTTGCAGCGGCACGGAAGAAAACATATCGTCGGGAAGCTCTGCCGCCTCCGGAAACAACGACGGGTCAATCAGCAGCGAACCGAGTACGCCGTACTCGTTCAGAATAGAATTCACGCTCTCACCTCCATGTGTCCGTAGCCTCGTCGTACTGCCTGGGCTTGGGAACTGCGGAAGATTGTTCTCCGCCGTAGCCTTGACGCTCCCAAGTCCTGACGCAAGCCTTCCAATCCTTGATAGGCTTTCCTTTCCCTTGCACCCAGCCGTTTGCAGCGTAGTAATCAAGGAAGTATGCTGCGTCTACGCTGTTTTCCCGTTCGATACAGTAAGCCTGTACTTCCTCAAGAGTAGGAGGAATAAAGCGAGCGCGTGGCGGCGTAGCCGCCTTATTATCTATCTCTTCTCTTTCCTTATCTATCCTTACCTGTGTATCCGATTTGGATACATCTTGTATACATTACATCGCTTGACAAGGGCACACAGCCATTTGTCGTGTGCGATGGATAAGTAAAAGTCAAATTTTCCACTCAATCGAAACGTGTTCGTCGGTTGCGCGGATCTGTGAGATCAGGCCGTCGGCAACCTGCCGCCTGTCCTCGAAGTCAATTTCTTCCCATTGGTTCAGGTAGACCGACAACCGCTCAATCTGTTCCGGGGACATGGTTTCCGCTGACAGCGCCGCGATCTCTTTTGTCAGGGCTTGGCGGCGTGTGTCCAGCTCCTCGATTTTGCTGTTGGCATAGGACAGCAGCACCGCATTAGCCCCGGTCAAAGTATTCAGCAGCTTTTCAATCTCGTCCTCCACGCGGGCAAGCTCCATGTTCAGCGCGGTCAATTTGGGATTGACCGTTTCTCGCTTTGCCGTCAGCGTCTGGAACTCAGACAGCTTCTTGACCATCTCGCCGTACAGAAACCTTTCAAATTCCCGTGTGCGGAGCGTCCCGCAGCCGTCACAGCTTTTACTGTCAGCCCGCTTGGAGCAGCGGAGATACTGAACACCTGTTGGATTGCCGACGCTCATAAGCGCGTACCCGCAGCGGCCACACTTGACCTTTCCGGCAAGCCATGTGTTCTTTGCCTTGCGCCCGCCTTGGAACGTCTTGTTTGCCATGAGCTTTTTCCGGCAGCGCAGCCATGTATCAGACGATACCAGCCCCTCGCTGGGAGCCAGAACAAGTATCTGATCTTTCAGGTGCTTGTTTTTTCTTTCTTGCACGTCCCGGCCCTGATAGAGATAGCAGCCGTTTGTCCCGGCAAAATCTGTGGCTTCATTGACTACCACCGTACCCTGGCTTTTGAAGAACTCGTACATATCGAGGTCAGCCTGTGCGTAAATGGGGTTTCTCAAAAGTTGGGAGATAAAGCCCCGTTTCATTTCCTTGCCGTAGATCAGGATGCCCTCGTCGGCAAAGTAACGGGCAATGTCCCCGAAAGAAATTCCGGGCTGAGAGTACATTTCAAACATCAGCTTTGCAATATCTGCCGTTTCCGGGTCAGGCTTCATCATTTTTGTGCGGAT